GGCACGCAGATCGCTTGGAGTGGGTTTCATCGGTCTTGCTCATTATCTTGCTAAGCTTGGGTTCAAATACGACTCACAGGAGGCATGGGACGCTGTTCACGGACTTGCTGAATCATTCCAATATTACTTACTTAAAGCATCTAATACTATCGCTAAGGAGAAGGGTGCTTGTGAGTATTTCTACCGCACTAAGTACGCTGATGGAGTTCTTCCGATCGATACATATAAGAAGGAGGTGGATGAAATTTCCGATATTTCTTTCCAGCATGATTGGGAAGGTTTGAGGAAATCAATTCAAGAGAATGGTCTTCGCCATTCAACATTATCGGCACAAATGCCGTCTGAAAGTTCGTCTGTTGTTTCTAATGCAACGAACGGTATTGAACCACCTAGAGATTACTTGTCTATTAAAAAGTCAAAGAAAGGACCACTAAAGCAAATTGTTCCTCAGTATGGTTCTCTAAAGAACAATTATACTTTGCTGTGGGACATGAAGAGCAACAAAGGTTACATCAATGTTGTTGCAGTCATGCAAAAATTCTTCGATCAAGCTATCTCGGGAAATTGGTCTTATAATCCGCAGAATTATCCAAACGATGAAGTTCCTGCGACTGTGATGGCACAAGACCTACTCACAACATATAAGTACGGATGGAAAACTAGTTACTATCAGAACACTTATGATCGTAAAGGAGATGAATTAGAATCTAAACCGAATATTAAATCAACTGTATCTGACCTATTAGCAAATGAAGAAGAAGACTGCGAATCGTGTAAAATCTAATAATTTTAGGATCAACAAACCCGCACCAAAGGTAAATATGGACATCCAAGGGATGACTGTATTTAATGATGCACAGGTTGATACTAAAAAACAACCCATGTTTTTTGGAGCACCATTAGGTGTTCAGCGATATGATTCATATAAGTATCCTGTTTTTGAGAAACTAACTCAACAACAATTATCTTATTTCTGGAGACCAGAAGAAATATCCCTACAAAAAGATAGGGCAGATTATCAAACACTTCGTCCAGAACAAAAGCACATTTACACATCTAATCTAAAGTACCAGATCCTTCTGGATTCTGTACAAGGTCGTGGACCTGGTATGGCATTCAAACCATATTGCTCACTCCCAGAACTTGAAGGAGCGATGGGTGTGTGGGAATTTATGGAGCAGATTCATAGTAGATCTTATACTTACATTATCAAGAATGTATATTCTGATCCAAGTGAAGTTTTTGATACTATTCTAGATGATGATCGTATTCTTGATCGCGCTAAATCTGTAACAGAAGCATATAATAGTTTTATTAATACAGCACAAGAGTATGGTTCCAGTAATATTTGGAAACACGTTCATGAAGGAGTTCCATCAGCACAAGACAGTCTTTATGAACTCAAACGTAAACTGTATAGAGCAGTTGCGAATGTCAATATCTTGGAAGGTATTCGTTTCTACGTTTCTTTTGCTTGTTCTTTTGCTTTCGGTGAACTCAAACTCATGGAAGGGTCTGCGAAGATCATTTCGCTTATTGCACGAGATGAGAACCAGCACCTGGTTCTCACGCAAAATATCCTGAATAAGTGGGCAGCAGGAGATGATCCTGATATGCTCAAGATCGCTGAAGAGGAGAAAGAAGTAGTAGAAGGAATGTTCAAGCAAGCGGCTGAACAGGAAAAGGAATGGGCAGACTACCTATTCAGAGATGGTAGTATGATCGGTTTGAATGATAAACTACTCAAGAATTATGTTGAGTGGATTACCAATCGCCGTATGAAATCAATTGGTCTCAAACCAATCTTTGATATTCCTGCTAAGAACAATCCACTACCATGGACTGAGCACTGGATTTCTTCTAAGGGTCTTCAAGTTGCACCGCAAGAAACAGAGGTAGAAAGTTATCTCATTGGCGGTATCAAACAAGACATGAAGAAGGATACGTTCGCTGGTTTCCAACTCTGAATAAATACCCCGAAAGGGGTATTTTTTTTATGAAGCCACAGTCCGCTAAAAACAAGGGGCGCGTTCTCCAAAAATGGGTTCGTGATCAACTGATTGAGCACCGTAATATTCATCCAGAAGATATTGAGTCCCGGTCTATGGGTGCTGGTGGTGAAGACCTTATTATGGCTAGGGATGCGAGACAAAAGTTTCCCTATTCTATTGAGTGTAAGAACGTCGAGAAACTAAATATATGGGATGCTTATGAACAGGCATCCGCCAATTCAGGCGATTACGAACCCATCGTTTTCATGAAGAAGAATGGTAAGAAACCATTGGTAGTATTGGATGCGTCATATTTTATTCAAACATGCACACAATCCGACACGTAGTTGAATTGATATTGACCAGCACTGCTGGTACAGGAATTATAGGGTTCCTACTTATCATGGTACCAACCATAGGAATATCTATTGTCCATGACAGAACAGAAACCCGTAAAGAAGAAAGAAGAAAAGTATGAATGGCACGACGAAGGAGTAGCAACTCTTGTTCGTGTTATCATCCTTGCCTGGTCTGGTGCAATTCTTACATTGAACTACGTTTCAATCCCAGGCGTTCCACAAAAACAAATTGACCCTACCTTCATCGCATCCGTATTCACAGGTACTCTAGCTACCTTCGGCGTACAGACTGCGAAGAAGAAGGAAGAAGAAAAGAATGGAAGTACCAAGAATTCGGATACCAACAGTAAGGTCGATTGAAGTTCCTGTAATACGGAATATAGAACCTCCCTTGCTACCAGCGACACAACCGGTAACTAGGACATTACGTCCTCCAGTTATCCATGTGCCTGGTGGGGAGGTTCCTTCATATGAACCTATTGATGCTCCTACTCAGGAAGAATGGGAGGAGATGATTGAGGAAGAGGAAAAACCACAGCAACAAGAGAAACCTCAGGCAGAGACGCCACCTTTAGATGCTAGGGAACTGCCTATACCTAAACCAGAAATACCCCAGGAAGAACCGAAAGCAGAGACTCCTGTAATTGAATTGCCTGTGGTTGGTGATATTCCTGTACCACCTAAAGAAACAGTCATCCTAGCAGGTACCACTGCTACAGCGTCCGTTGCTGCTGCACTTGCAGGTAAGGCACTACTAGAACAACTGTTGAAGGTATTCAAACCTATTGTAAAACAGGCAATAGTACGTGGTAAAAAACTATTGAATAGGGATCTAACTCCCTACGAGGAACAACTTATGTTCTCGATGGAGCTTGATAAGAAGACTCGGAAGGCTTTGGTTTCGGAGGCGGCGGCGGAGAAACGACGACAGGCGGAGGAGTGGGAACAACTACAACAACGTCGGAACAAACGCTAGCATAAGGACTATCTGGGTGGAAATGAACACCTGCCTTCATTGCTTCACCACATCTCATCAAACGCACGAGTTCAAAGTCTAACCGTGCTTTGTCTGCTTCTGCTTGTTGTCTAGCAGCCCAATTTTCTGCTGCCGCTTTACATCTTTCTTGCAGTCCACCATCTAGTGGGAATGATAATGTGGCGGAGATACCAAAATTGTTTGCCCAGTTATCTTTCTGACCTGTTCTTTCGTACGGTGTAGTGATATCGTTATCTAAATCGGCATACGGTTCATATGGGGACTGACCGCTTCTAGTACCAGTAACAAATGGGGTAAGATTAAAAGTGGGTCCTTGACATGTAACACCCCCACCATAGGAGTTGGTTACATAAGGACCCTGTAGAACCTGCACCGCTTGGTTCGTGACAGAACCAGAACTAGTTGCTTGTGGGTTCGCGATTGCTGTGACTGGTGTCTCAGCATATGTTGGTGTAGCAAACAGGAGCGAAGCAATTATTGGGTAAAGACTGAAGTTGAATCTGTTACGGAGAAAACCGTGGTTTGTCTTGATACCGTTGTTTCTTTGATCATTCCTGGTCCAGTGTACGTTTCCGAAAACTGGAACGGTGCCCCTTGAACGCTGATTGTATATGGTGTGTTTACGCTTGGTGAATCGGGGACATTGATGTTTGTTCCCGTTGCTGTGTAACTCCATCCTGTTTGATAATCAATTTGATGTATAGTTTCATTCAACGTCGTCGTGGTTTCGGTATGACTGGTCATCGTACCGGAGGTGAAGTTTGGAACGACAGGGACAGCATACGCTGGAGATGCTAGTCCCACCAATAGTAGGACTAGGTATTTCACTGGAATACAGACAATTCGATAGTGCGTTGTCCTACTGCAGTAGAACCAGCACCACCTGCTGTTACTGTAGGAACACTGGTAGCACTTAGTGTGCCTGCTAGATTACCTGCATCGCCAGCGAGTTGTGTGGTAGAGTTACCAAACAAATGTGGAGACGCAATTTGTCCAGAAGCGACGGTTTGCGAAGTAGTTGTTGTAGCGTCAGCAGCGTTGAAACTTTCGGTAAAAGAGAATGCCTGACCAGCAGTATTGATATCATAACTTCCTGCTCCAGCAGTACCACCAAATGAGGTAGCACTGATGTTATTGCCGGAAACTGAATATGACGCCCCAATTCTATCAGTCTGAACTGCTGCACCTTGCACGGTCAATTGTACGCTATCTGTGATGGTCGAAGTGATATCAGCAGAAGCGGGAATAGCGATAAATAACGAAGAAAAAACCAATAGTAGTTTTTTCATAGTTATATGATTTGATTCAAATGTATTTAGGCTTGACGTACCCTTTTACTTAGAGTATAATGAGAGACTGTGTGAGACACTTGAGACTAACACATTTTTCTATGCTAAAATTTCTTACCACAACACCGTTGTTGGTTGCGTATTGCTTTAGCCCCATCTTCGCCAAAACGCTTGATAGTATTTTGGATGATATGGTTGAGGAGAATACTAAACCGGCAATTGAACAAATTCAACCAACAACTGAAGAAGTAAAAAAGAAAGCAACGACGAAGTATACCTGTCCCGCTTGCACGCCCAACGAAAAGATTGTTCTGGAGTTCTTTCAGGACTACGGGATTACAGACAAGTATGCCCTCGCTACTTTGATGGGGAACATCAAACAAGAGTCAATGTTTGTCCCAAACATCTGCGAGGGTGGTGCAAGAGTTCCATACCATCATTGCCACAGTGGTGGATATGGTCTAATTCAGTGGACAACACTTGGTCGTTATCGAGGTCTAGGCAACCACGCCAGATCAATCGGTGGCAATCCATCCACACTACAGACTCAGTTATCTTACTTGGTCACAGAACGTGAGTGGAAACGTGCTGAATGGAAGTTCAAGACACCAGGAAAACCAATTGGTTTCTATATGAATGGTGCATACACCTGGCTTGGGTGGGGCATTCATGGTGCTAGAACACACTATTCAAATCAATACGTTCATCGCTTGACGCCTGCTGGTTAATCTGTTATAATTAGTACCGAGGTCCGATAGCTCAGTGGATAGAGCAACTGCCTTCTAAGCAGTCGGTCCTTGGTTCAAATCCAAGTCGGATCGCTTTATATTTAAAACAATGAGAATTTTTCTAGATACTGCAGACACATCAGTAATCAGGAAGTATTGGAACACTGGACTTATTGATGGTGTAACAACAAATCCTACCTTGATGATGAAGGCGGGTAGAAATGTAGATGATGTATATCAAGAAATCAAAGACATCGGTGTAACCGACATTTCTATGGAAGTGGTCGGCACTGGTGCCGAAATGATTAACGAAGGTCGTCGGTTGTACAAGACTTTTGGTCATTGCACCACAGTCAAGGTACCAATGACTACGGATGGTCTTACTGCTTGCCGTACATTGTTTGATGATGGAATCAACGTCAATGTGACTTTGATCTTCTCTGCCGCACGGGCAGTTCTAGCAGCAAAAGCAGGTGCTAAGTACGTTTCACCTTTTGTTGGTCGTCTTGATGACCAGTCTGTTGCTG